TTCAGTTGCTTCTATTAATTTCTCGTCAGCCCCTATTAAAGCTAAATTAGATTGAATCAAAGTTTTTTGCATCTCAAATTCCATCTTTAAATTAACGTTATCTGCTTTAACGCGAGCTTCATCCATTAGAATTTGTTTTTGTAAAACAGCTCTTTGATCAGCAAATAAACGCGCTGTATTTTGTCGATTTGTTAAACCTCTAGATGCAGCAGGATCTTGAGATCTTTTTTGCATCATGCTTATTTCTTGTTGCAGGCGCATTTGCTCTAACTTATTGAGATTTTCTCTTTCACTCAAAGAAAGCTTTTGGGCTTTTTGTAGATCGCGCTCTTGAACTAAATTTTTCGCTTTTATTTCTTCTATTTTTTGCTCTGCTGAAATAACGGTTCCTTGAGCTGCTATATTTGCTTCTTGAATTTCATAAGCTCTTATAAGCGCGGCTGCAGCATTTCTAAAATCTTGCGCTTTAGGAAGCTCTGTACCTGACTTTGCAAACACTCCCATATTAGGCGCTGCCCTTCTTTGTAACTCACCGGCTATTCCGGGCGCAGAAGGTCGAGGTCCTGTAGTCAACTTTAGCATTTGTGTGGCTTTGGCTGGGTTAGTTAGTAGCGTTTTAGAAATGTCTTCATAAGCTCCTAGTTCAGCACTTCCTTGAGGGAAAGCTTTGTCAAAAGCAGTACGTAAACTTTTTTGTTGAGTTATACCAAATTTCTGACGAGTAGCTCTATTATCTAAAACTCTCTGTCTATTAGTTGCGTCTGCTCTGAACCTTGTTGCTCCCACTTGATCTCCTACTACATTTCTAATGTCTGAGCCAATTTTAGATAAAGCACTATTTAGAGTTTTGAAAGCATCTTTAAATTTCGCTATTGGGGTATCTTTTATAGCATTTATAGAAACATCTAAGTCTTTATTAATTGCTGTAAAGCTTGTTTCAAGTTGTTTGACGAGTTTGTATTGCTTGTCGCTTGCATCCTCTGCTGCTTTTGCTTCTGCTGCTGCTCTCATAACACCAATCATAATATTTTCCATATCGCCAAGTGACTCAACAAAAGCGTCACCCTTGAAAAGAGATGCAACTCTCTGAAATACGTTACTCTTAGCCTCCCCCGGCTTACTCTTAAAAAGTTTTTCGTCCAGAAACATATCATCGAATATGTCTTCTCGAAGCTCAAGAAATTTCCTAGTTAAGTCATATACATCATTTGGTGATTCTTTAACACCACGAGCTATTGTTGAGATCTCTTTAGCTTCCTCTGCATTAAAATCTAATATTTCAAAAAAGTCTTTAAATTCATCGACGAATGCCGTTTGAGTTTTTTTGCCATAACCGGCTACGGTAAGGGCTTTATTTTTGCGCAATATACCTTCCTCTGTTGTAGGCTGATTTAGATCAGACGTAAGGGCCATCATATTGTTTCCCTTGCCTAATACTCGATCTTGAAAGCCAAACTTATTTGCTGCCCTGATGGTTTGACGACCTGTACGTTCAGCCACAACTCCGCTCGTAAATGACTTCAACGCAACAGTCATCTCATCTACATTGGTGCCTGCCGCTTTAAAATTCTTTTCCAGTTGTGTGCCTTTGATTTTTTCAAAATTATCTTTTAGTGCTATTTGTGCTGCTTTGAGTGCGTCTGCTGAAGTAGGATTATTAATTTCTTCTTGAGCTTTGATAATATTTTGGGCCGCGCTATTCTGCTCTTTGGAAGTTTTTTCAAACTCAGTAAATTCTGCTTCAAGTTCATCCATTCTTGCGCCTACCCTTAAGCTTGAAACCGCAAGACTGCCAAGGGCTCCTACAGCAGCTCCAGCAGCAGCGCCCCATGGACCAGCCAACATACCAATAGCAGCTCCAGTACCCGCCATATTCATTGCCCCGGTCGTATCACGACTAAATCCGGCCTGCTCCATTGCGCCAGCAGCCATAGGAAGCCCCATTGAAAGCCCCATGCCAACCGCCATTCCTCCCATACCTCCCATACCACCTCCGGCAGAGCTAGGTTTTTTCCCAGCAATTGCCATAGCTGAGGATGTGGTTTTAACTCTGGCCTGTAATGTAGTTAATGCCGCTCCACTTTTGCCTGCAGCCGACCCTAAACGCTGAGTAGCTCTCATCGCTTGGGTTTCAGTTATTTCTTTTTTAGATAACTTTAAAGCCACTTTATCTAGTATTCTCTGGAATCTGGTGAAACCATTATTTAGGCCGGCTAATTGCTTATTAGTTTTTCCTACTACTCCACTAACATCTACTCCCATAGGATCAACATAATTAGGAACGTAACCTCTTGAAGCTCCAACTACATCTGCCAAACCTCTAGGCTCATCGCGCGTATTTGTAACGCCTAGACCAGCAGGATTATTAGGGCCGGCCAATCTACTTGATCGTCCTACCCGAATAGATCCCATAGGAACTCCAGCGGCTAATTCTCTTTCTACGGAATCTCCAAGTGCGGCGAAGTTAGGCACATAACCTCTAGCAGCCGCTCCCATGGTAATAGGTAGAGACTTACCGAAGTTCTTCATAATTTGTTCGGTAATTTTTGTTCTGTTGCCTGATGACCAGCTTGACTTGGCATCTGCGTGTGTTGCATTTACTGCTGTACCAGTTATACCAAAAAGATCTTCAGCATTTTTACCTGCTTTGCCTGACAATAATATATCTAAAGTGGAACTATTTTGTTTTCCCTTCTCGTATTGTTGGCCTACTAATCTGTCTACAACAGCTTCAAAAAGTGCACCCTTGAACGCGCCCATCGCACCAGCCCCACCTTCTTTTAAAAATGAACCTTCTACTTTCTTTTTATTAACCGGTCTGCCACTATGAAGCGCGGGACTGTAAGCCATGATTACATTTTCAGCAGCTATACGTAATGAGTCATCTAAAATATCTTCAACTTTAGCTAGATTCCCTCCTTTTTGTACTCTTTTGCTAGCTGTAAGACTAGGCCCATAAGCATTCAAAAGCATTCCATCAACAGGCTTTCCATCCTTAGATACCGTGGACGACATTTTTTGCATTGAACTATTCGGTCCAAATACATAAGGATAGTTCTCCATTTTAAATCCAGCTTGAGGAACAAACATATGAGCCTTTTGCCGAGCATCAAAAAATCTTCCTTTGGAGCTTTTTGCCCCGCTTTTTCTTTCTAGATTTGAACGCAACGCCCCAACCCGAATAGCTCCAGTTTTTGTAAATAAAGAAGGGTGTGATGATTGAGTAATACCAGCGGCACTAGCCATCTGCCCAGCATTTGCCTTGTTTACATCAACAAAATTAGGCACATATCCACCAGCTCCCCTGATTGGTTTTGCCCCAGCAGGCATTCCATACTGTGCAATCATATTAGGATTAAAAATAGCAGAGCCCCCGCCTTTAAAGTTGGGAACTATATGTTCTCCAGTGTTGGCAATCATAGTTCCACGAACTCCACCGCCAAAAGCAAAGTTAGGAATCGTAACTGGTTTAGCTGAAGAACTCACCCCTCCTACGCCTCTTTTAATATCATGAACTTCTCCAGCCATTCCCGGAATAAAACCAGACGCTCCTCTTTTTCCTGCTTTACCGGTAGTAACTGCCGCAACATTTAGTGACCCTTTAGGCATTCTCATTAAAGTAGCAGCTATATTTGCAACTGATGATTCTTGACGATCCATATCATCTGCCGCCATTTGAGCGTAATCAGCTAACAACTGAGCCTGCATTGCTGTGTTGCCTGTGTAGCCTTGTATAGCCAACGCTAAACCAGATTCTCTTTGTAAAATACTTTCGACTTGTTTTTCTAAAGTAGCTCGTTTTTGAGTTTCAGTTGTTATACCTGCAAGCGCTGGTAATGATTTCAAAATATAGCTAGTAGTATTTAAAAATACTTTTCCAATTAAACCTAATGCGGCCACCAAGCCCGGCCCACCTAATACATTCCTTATTCCTTTTAAAAGGCCATTAGCAACTTCACTTCCAGCTCCTTCACCGTCAATTAGATCATTGATGCCTTTCATCAAACCTTTTAATGGGGCGAGTAATTCTTTAGCAATAGGTTCGAATGTAGCTTTACCAATATTTTGTTGAAGCCTTTGGAACTCTAAGCCTGTTTGGTCTACCAATGCAGATAAAGTTCTATTTAATTCGGCTGTAGCTTGATTAGCTTCATTTGTAGCTTTTGTTGAGACATCTAAAGCGCTACCATAGGTAGATTGCTGTTTGTTTAAATCTTTTAGTATAGCTGAAAGAATATTTGCTTGGAAAACACCCGCTACTTGCTCTCTTAAGTACGATTGGCTAGCGTCAGCCAGACCAGCATAAGATTGTGCAAAATTATCAAGGATCTGCATAGCTGGTAACGTGTTACCTTGTATATCTCTAACAGCTACGTTGTAAGATTCCAAGGCTTCAAGGGTACTTTGACGTTGTAAACGCGTAAAAATAGTTTTCATGGCGTTACCAATAACAGCGCCACCTCGACCAGTGGTTTGCTGTACCGAAGTAACCATCGCATTCAATTCATCAAATCCTACTTTTGCGTCTCTTGCCGAAGAACCCACACGACCAATAGCTTCAACCAAATCTCGTGCACCTACAGCGAACTTAGTTTCAACCGCTACAAATTTATTAACAGCAGTTGTTGTAGTAAGCATTGTTCCTTCAAAAGCATTAACTGTAGCAGTTAATGTTGCCACAGCCTTGTCCGCATTAATTCCTGTTAAACGAACTAAAGTTAATGCATCACTAGTTCTTTTTAATGTTTCTTCTGTTTTTAGACCTTGTCGAGCAAATTCTAATGCTGCTTTAGTGGTATCTTGAAAACCTGTTGCATTCTTTTTGCTAATTTCAAAAAGTTTATTTCCAAATTTTTCAAAGTTTTTATTGCTTAACGATAAAATACGATTAATATCTGCAAACTGTTTTGCTACCACAATAGTAGTTTTAGCTAATTCTTTGAAGGCTTTAGAGATACCTCCTATCACGGCAGTAGAAGCACCGAAAGCAATAACACGAGCATTTGAAGCAGCCAAAGCTGAATCAAACATATTTAAGTCGCCTGTAATTCTGCCTAATGGCTGACGAAAACCTTTGTCATCAATTTTTAATTTTAAAGTATTGCCCCTTTTGGACATTGCCGCGTTGGCTTTACGCATTCCGCGCTCAACATCTTTTACAAAAGCTGCGTGATCAATACCTGCTTTTAAATCTATAGCCATAATTTCAATAAAAATTATACACTTTTTTTAGCTCTTTAATACGTCCATTAAGTCTTTCATGTCCATTTTCCCACCTTTTTCTTTTAGTTTTGAAGAAAGGCTTGTATTGCCGCTACCTTCAATACCTAAATAATCATAATCTTCTTTGTTAGCACCCATAATGGTGGAAGCGCCCTCTTTGTCCATATTCTGTAGATTGTCCTTAGCTTTTTCTTGGGCATTGACATAATCTATGATTTTTTCTGGATCTTTTTTTATCCTCTCTGGTATTTTAGGATAATTTTCAAAAATGTTTTTAAACATTCGACTGTAGATAATTAATTTTACCTGATTTAAAGAAAGCTCAAACAAAGGCTTTGTAAACATATTGCTTACATTCTCGCAGAAAGGCAAATAAGGTTGATAAAAATCTTGAAGAGTAACTTGTTGAATTTTATTGTCATCAAAAGAACTATAACTCTCATTATAAAGCTTAACGATAGAGCTCATTTCACTTCGACTCATCTCATCAACTTCATCTTCAGAGTAGTAGGTCTCTTTTAATTTACTATCTTTATAGAGGGATCTAATAACATAATGGTCTGAAACACGAGATTCTGCGTACTTTTCACATGTTTGCCCTAACAAACCAGCTTTTTCAGACTGTAGCTCAACTAACTTCTTCTGCGCTTCTTGAATATCTTCGTTAGCGCGATCTATTTCTTTTTTAAGAAATAATTGTTTTTTTGAAGTTTCTACATTTTTTAAATAATTTTTTTGTTCGATGATTTTAGCTTCATCTTGAGAGGTCCACAATTCTTCTTCATGAAGGCGCTCTAAAGCTTCTTCTTCCGAAGGAAGGCCTCTTTTTTTAGCTTTTTCATAAAAAGAATCCCGAACGTCTTCAATATCTACCTGATCAAAAACAGAAAGATGTTTTAAATAGGCAGCTCGTTCGTCATGAATAATTTGAGACCAACCAAAAACTACGTCCCTGAAGATGTGTCTAAAATTAACATTAGCTGGGTTGGTCGATGTCATCTATAATTTTATCGAAATCTTCTTTAGAAGGGCTATTGCTAAAATACCAATAGCTTAATACAGAAGTTAATTTTCCCGATGCCGCAGCGAAAAGAGAATCTCCACTTTCTTCTTTTTCATAATAACTATCCACTTTACTTTCAAAAGTATCCCCTTGAAAATATACCAGCTCCTCATTTTCCTTATTTACGATATATGTTAAATGAGTCAAATACCATAAAATAATTCTATTTTGGGCTTTGGTATCGGCAGTATGACCAAATAAAGTTTGATACGAAGCCTCAAGTGTAACAATATCTCGGCGACAAATTGCAACTTTTGCAGCCAAAGCATCGATTTGTTTTTTAGTCGCAGCGGGTAACCTTTTAACATTTCTGTTTGCTAAAGTCTTTTTTGTATATTCTCCCTCAAGATCAGCTAATTCCGCATATAAATCAACTAATTTATTAGCATCACTTTCTGAGAGTAGCCCGCCAGTATCAGAATATTTCTTGGCCAACATGGCTTTTGTCAAAATTCCCTTTTTTATGCAACGGCTCATTTCGATAGAATACTCCATATCTGCCTCTTCTAATTCACGGCGGCTCGGCTCTTTAAGAATAAATTTTACTGGAATCTCTTTTTCTACTTTTTTTGTAACTTCAATCTCTTCTTCCACGCCCTTATCATTTTTGCGCTTTTCTTTAGATTTTTCCTCAATTTCTTGGGTGTCAGTTACTGTGAACGAATATAATTCTTTAAACATAAATGCTTAAAAATAATATTGTATATATACTTTTTTTCTAAAGGTTTTTTAAAAAGTGTATAATATAGACATGGCCAGTTTAATTTCAGACAGTGATAAGAATGCACTTCATGACGTAATGGATGATCAGGCGGATACCTTTTCTCGCCCCGTTACAGTTATAAAAGATCCGGTGGTAACTGTGCCCACCCCGAGTTCATCCTTTAATTCTATCTACGGAAATGCAGGGGCAACCACGCCTATCACCTATACAGAACAAAGCAGTACAGTCCAAGCTCGTATACAATACGGCGCACAAATGAGCGATGATTATTTTACAGCATCTAGATCTCCCAACCAGATTAAAGTATATATTCCAGAAGGGTTAGTTAGAATGAAGATCAAAGCTTCAGATTACGATACCGTTTCTGAAGCCAAAAGAGTAGAATTTGATAATCAAAAATTCTCTATTTATAGTGATTTTAGAGGTCATGGTTTATTTGATACTAAATTTTACACCGTAATGTTGAAAAAACTTGTATAATGGCTTTAAAACTCTCCAACCGTGATTTGCAAAATATTGATCAAAAAGTCATTAAAGAAAATTCTTTTAAAAAAAGAGTAAAACAAATTGTGGATACAGAATTTAAGCAGATATATACAGATTTCCTTAAGGCTTTTGAAGCTCATCCTGTTACTCAAGAAATTAAAGGAGGTCCATCTGCTACCAATATTAGCAGAACTCTTGGAGGCGTTGGCAATCTTTTTACTTACATTGGATTTGATTCGGGAAGTGATCCAATTAAAAATTTAAGAAAACTATTGGAAGCTTATGAAATCCACTATCATCCTCGCAATAAATATATGTCTATACAAATTGAAGTCCCCACAAAACAAGAGGTTTTTGGAGCCACACCTATGCCATGGGCCACTGGTCGTAGTTGGGCACGAGGAATCGAACGAGGAATTTCCGGATTAGGGCAGTATCTAGTAAAAAGCAGTAGAATAGCTAAATCTAAATCTGGATTCGCTATTCAGACTCAAGCTCCGGTTAGAGGAGGTAGATTCTCTAATACTTCTTATATGTCGACTTTACTCAATAATTATTATAAAGAAATACAAAAATTAGAAAAGAAAACTTTTTCATGAAAACAGTATATCAACATGAGCTTTTAAACAGCTTTTACCTTTGGTTCGATGATTTTCTTACCCGTAAAGGAGAGGCTTATACAACTTACAGCACGGATTTTTATTATTATGCGGATGAACGCGTACAAAATAAAAGAGTATTTGGATCGCCTTATAAACAATGGGTATATGATAAAAATATCAGCGCCGCCCAAATCAACCCTCTGATCAGTGGAGATTCGGGCGCTATAGCTGAAGGGACCAGTGGTCTAAAATTTGACTTTGATAATGGGAGAGTGTTGTTTGATTCAGATTTTGCTACAGGAACTAACATAAGCGGAACCTATACGGTTAAAGATTTCAATGTTTATATTTCTAACCAAACAGAAGAATCGATGATAACGGCTACGAAATATAAGAAGAATAGCCGCTATGGACGCACTCTGACGTATGTCCCTCCTTATGACCAAGCTACCCCTGCAGCCTTTCTCTCTTTAGGAGCAACTACAAATGAACCTTTCGCTTTAGGAGGAACCGACAATACTGTAACAGATGTAACCGCTGTAATTTTTGCAGAAAATATTTATCAATTAGACGGAGCTTTATCGGTAATGGCGGATTCTGCACATACTGTTTTTGGCAATATTCCTTTCACAGGTTCCCCTTTAGATGAATATGGAGACGTTAAATCTGCTTATCCTACAGGCTATGATTATAACAACGTAGCGGCAGACGGAAATTTCTATATGGTAAATAATGTAAATGTATCTAAAATCTCCGATAGCTCCAATAAAGTAATACCTGTTGATCTTTTTGTAGGATTCTGTGACTTTGAAATCTATAAATATCGCGACCCTCGAAGTTAAAAGTTCTCAAATTCAAAAAAAAGTTGTAAATTATTTTAAATTTAATATACTATTATGGCTAGAAACAGAGTAATTTATCAAAGTCAGGCTCTCTTTATGAGCCCTACATCCACTGGTTACCATATGCAAACAGGCAATAAATTTTGCTCTGTTGACGCTCCCGGTAATACCAATTGGACAGGAGTCACAGGGATAGCATACACCGACGGTCAATCGCCGCATCTTGGTGGTGCTGCCGTTGTTTTAAATAGAACCTTAATCGAACCTCTTCATCGAGTTCAATCTGCGAACTTTAATTTCACGATTAATCGTCAAGATATCAATGAATTCGGCAAATTGGCCAGATTAGATTCTATTGTAATGGAATCACCCACTGTTGGTTTAGATTTTAATTATTATCTTACTGACGGAGGAAATGAACGTAAAATGGGTTTCAATATCCCTACTAATGGATCTGGAAGTGCAACGGCGATACCCGCCGGTGCCTCTCGTCCTACTGCTACTACATATGCATGGACGGGAGACGGTTGTATCTCCGGATTTTCTGCTCTTTCAGGATTGATCGAAGATACCCAAGGAAATAACTATTTTATCGTTACTTCTAAAGAAGGCAAAGATGTTCAAGGAGATACTGTTGTTTCTAATTCAACTGATTATGATATTATTTCTATCGGTAATGGATTTATTAGTGACTACAACATAGACGCATCAGTCGGATCTATTCCTACTGCCAGTGTTAGTGTTGAGGCATTTAATATTAGAGCCGACAATTATATTTCTGGAGCTTTAGATGGAACTAGCCCTAATGCCGTAACCGGCAACCAAATTCCGGGAGTTGACGATATTAATGGTCAGCAAGTAGCACACAACTATAACTTCCGAGGTGGCACTATTTCTACCACAGGAGACTATGTTAATGGTGACGCTGTAGCAGATAATACAATTGTTGCTTTACGCCCGGGCGATATTAATCTTGAATTCATTGATGATGCAGAATCTACCTTTAATAGTGACGGATTCACTATTTTAAGTGGAGCCGGCGCAGCTCACATCCAAAGCTTTAATGTGACCGTTCCAATGAGTCGTACTATTCTTGGTAGATTAGGTAATACATTTGGATACGCTCGTGTTATCGATCTGCCAATGAATATTGATGTTAGCGTTTCGGCAATTGTCTCTGAATTGAGAAGCAACAACTTATTCGAAAGATTAAGCTCTACAGACAAACATGACTTCCGTTTAACTCTACGCAGATCGGCTGGAACGGGTAAACCGGGCGCTGACGCTTTGATAATTGATGTTAAAGGGGCAAGACTAGAAGGAGAAAGTTATAGCAACGCTATTGGAGACAATGAGACTGTTGACATTACATTCTCTACACAAGTTGGTGGATCTGCTGATACTAGCAATGGTATCTTTATGAGAGGCTCTTATGCTAGATGGACCACTCTCCCTTTCTGGCCATTGGGCGACCAAAAATCTCAGCAAGGTGGTTTGGCCAACTCAGTATTAACTCCAAGCTAATACTAATTAAACTTATTCGCAAAAAACCCCGCCTTCGGGCGGGGTTTTTTTTATGAAGTTATTAAAAAGAAAAATCAGTAGTTACCAGCCTGCACGGCCTCGGTAATCCCAAGCAGAATAAATATCCCCACTAGCGTCCACAGAAGCGTCTGTGCCGGCTACTTGAACTGGTTCGGCATCATATATGTTATATTTAGCTACAAGCGTTTCTAGGCGCTCTTCTGCGTCCTTAGCGAAGCCTCTGTAAGTCTTGGCAATCTCATTTTTATTAGTTCGGGTAATCACAGAATCCCCTTCGCGTAAAGAAATGAAATCAACGGAACTATCTATACCTTTTAATACAGCTCGTGCCTTTTTAGTATAATAGTTATTCAGATAAACTTGCTTGTAGATATCAGCCTCTTCAAATCGGAAATTCCCAGATGGCATCAAGACTGTATCATCAGGATAGTCAGTAGTGCTTCCTGAACCAGAAAATGCTCGATAAAGAATAGTATTAAGTAAGCCTACATTATTAGCAAGCCACCCTGAAATTGAAGCTAACGTCGCGTAACCTGTATCAGAATCAAATTCATCATTATAAATACCTGTAGCTATCGTGCTTACCAAATATGGCGTTTTCTGTCTGTTCGGCATATGATATATTTACACTAAAAACTAGAAACCTTCGCTCATTAATTTCTTGGCTCTTTCATGATTAGGGTGACTAGGATCATGAATAGGCAGTGGATCTTCCATGCTTATAGTTCTCGCACCGCGAGTAATACGGGTAAATTCTGCTCGTAATTTATCCCTGAGTCGAGCTAGACTGCCATCAGGGAATACACCAACTTTCATTGCTAAATTCTGTAAATCGCTTAAGTTGGAATCTTTTAATCCTTGCTCAAAAATGTTAGGGTCATTAGTACCAAAAGGATTTACGGTCTTGATTCCCAAGACTTCTTCAAGCTTTTTTACCTTTTCGATGGCGTCATCATCCATTTTACCTGTGGTAAAATTTTCTATATCTTCAAGGTTAGTCTTCTTCTTGGACGCTTTAGAAACGCCTTTTTTTTCTACTTTCTTAGTAGTCTTTTTTTTCGCTGCCATGTTAATATATTACAACTAAAATTGCATTTTTCCAAAAAAAAACTCCGCTCCCGAAGGAGCGGAGTTTATCAGGATTACACTGATTACATAATTAAGCCCACTAAGGCTCTGTTGTCCAAGACCATACGTCCCTCTTCCAATGCGCCATAATAACCGATTCTCTGCTGTCTAGCGGAGAACTGATCATCAGCGACCAAATTGAATTGAGATCCAGTTTCGGAATCTACAGCAATAGCGCGAACCATCGCGTCACGGCTGCGATCAAGACCAACAATAATCTGTTCGGTAGCACCATTAAAGACGCTAGAAGCAGTAGTAGAACCGTTATTAAGATAATCGGTAGTACCAGCCACTGTGTCGAACACATCGTTGAAGCGCTTGCCAACACCTAACTCAAGGACTTCCATGATAGCCACGCCAAAGAATTCAGTTAAGCCGCTCTGGCTAAATACTGAATTTCTGACAGCATCAGTTGCAGGAATACCTGCACCATCACCGGCTGCAGCAGCAGCACCAGATGGGCCAAGTGTACTCACTGGCTGATATGACATAGCACGAATTTGCTCAACTACTTCAGGAGACACTAAGAGGTCAGTCAAAGCCTTACGAGCTCCAGCAGGAGTCCCGCCAGACCAAGAAGCATTAACTCTCTTAATCTTAGTGAATAACTTATTCAAGTCATCCATTAAGAAACGGCCCGCCTGAGCAGTTCTGAACACATTGCGGTTTTTAGCTGTGAAGCTAGCATCACCAGCAGTTGCGTTCGCGAGAGCTGTCATCAAGAGGTTTGAGGAAGTTCTTTCTTGTTTAAGTAAAACTTCCTGTGCGACACGAGTAAAAGTCTTACCAATTACGTCAAGCCTAGAACGTGAAGCATACTTTCTATCGAAAGACACTGCACTATCTAAGCTGTAAGTGGCGAACTTAAGCTCGGAAGCTGTCGGCTGCACATAGTTTGTTGGAAGACCTCCAGCTACAGATTGACTGTAAACTCGAATGTAATCTTCGTCAAACACATCGTAATACAGATCCAACGGAATCGAAGGATTATCATCTGCATTATATTCTAACGGAGTGAATAGATTGCTGATAGTCGGAGCGTTATTGATAACTTCGGACAAAACCGGACCAATAAACTCAGCTAAAGCAATTTGAGCTGCGTAGGCGGTTTCGCGATTGCGAGACCCCATTGCCTTCACTAATTCTACTTGCTCATCGGTTCTTTTTAATGTAATTTTCATTATATTATATTAATTCCTTTCTACGTTAAGGGTTATGCAACATCCAATGAGCTGCTTGAATCTAGCTGAACTAACGCGTACTGTGCAGTACCCGTACCAGCGAACACATCCGACTGACCATTCTGCGACGTTCTATTGCCTGTGGCCAAAATATGACCAACAAGAGCCGCGTCAAGATCAACTAAACGTTCCCGATTATAACCTGTTAATTTGCCAGCATTTGCAGAAATACCAACTACGTTACCGGGAACGAAATTGCTATCTTTTTCATATGCTGTCTCATCAAAAGTAAACATGCCTTTAGTAGCGACTGGGCAAGCCTGACCGCTAAGAACTGCCTGAAGTTCATCTTTCTTGATTGGGTTATAAAGGAGTTTTTCTCCATTCTCGTCATTCTTCAATGTTTGATTGAGAGTAACGCCTAAGACCGGAGCTCCAGTAGTAGCAGGTTCGAAACGTAAAGGTACAGTTGGGTACTTGTCAGCGCCCAAGAACGGGTAATCAGTTTTCCCCAAGTAATCACTGCCGATAAGATCGAAAGTGTCTTGGTTCAAGTTTCCGCTCAATACCTTAACCATCACGCCTGCACTACCATTGCCATTGGTTGTGGGACTATCATCAACTATCTGGTTTGCAAATAAGTTGATGACGTCTGTTTCGTTATATTGCCTAAATGGGTATAATCTAAGTGCCATAATGTTTTATATTTAGTAGGTTATTGAAATATTTTCGGTATTAAAAGCCCGTCTGAATTGATCTGACAAGGACTCTTCCGTGGAAGAAGCTTCGTTATTATTAGCGATGCTTGAATGCGGAACTTCAACGTTTTCCACAACTTCCTCTACAGTTTCTTCGGCTTCTGGAGTAACTTCAGTAGCAATAGCAACGCCTTCTTGCGAAGTAGTAGCTAAACGCTTTTCAAGTTCTTCCTGAACCTTAGCCTCAAATTGTTTTTCCTGTTCCACTTTAAAAGCTTTGCTCTTATGGTGGAGTAAGGAGGCCAATTTGCCCTGATAACTTTCAAAAGTCTCATCAGAAGCTTCCAGAGTCTTTACTTCATTCGCCAAAACCGTACGGTCTTGATCGGAAAGGTCGTAAAGCTCATCAATAGCTTCCATGCGACTATTAAATAGCTGTTCTGCCGCAGCAGCGTTGATGGATGATTCTAATGATGAAATTTTCTCATCAGCTTCCTCCAGTTTCTTCTGAAGGTCTTCCATCGAAGCTTTAGCTTCGGTTGCATCTTTCTCAGCTTGAGCCTTTTCAGCCTCAACAGCTTCTCTTTCAGCCTTAAACTCTGCATCCTTCTCACGAATCTTATCGATAACATGAGAGGCTACATTAGCTACGGCTTCTTGAGTGAATTCAGCATTGTCCGCTAACTTCGAATCGAGAACCTTCTCGAACTCGGTTTTGAACTCTGTAATATCCATAGTATTAGTATTTTTTACATTATTATTTTCACTTTGTGAAATTTTTAAAATATTATTTTTAAAATTCTTTTCGTCTTCCACTGCATCTCGTTTATCATTTATATCCAGATCTATGTTTTTCTGAACTATGAGTCCACTGACATCGGCGGCGGGATTAGTAGTAAATCCAATCCCTAAAGGGAATACATCTCCTACCACTAAACGGTAAATAGGCGTACCATCATTTAAAGCTCCAGAACCCTCAAACGCCTTTAAAAAATGCTTCATTTCATTTATGTGAGCTGGGTCACTAATGATTTCAGCATCTTTAAGTTCTTTGGAACCTACGGCTAATACGTAGTCATTAAAACCTAATTCCCAACTGGCGGAAATTTTCTTAAAGAAATTACTTTCTTCGTCGCTAGATTGCATTAATACATCTGCAAAATCTTTATTAACAGTTTTATAAATAACGGCTGCCAATGAAATATAGTAAGGATCTTTGTTTCCTAAAGCAGCGCCATTGCCTAAAATTTTATCATTATTTAAATCTGTAAACCCGGCATTTACAATATGCCCAACTACTTTTTGTTTTTTATGCTCAATATTTGTAGGCTTATTAACAAAGTAATCTATGAGATCTACAGCGGTTTCAGAATTAATTCCATCCCCATTTTTATTAAAGGTATTAACAACTGCTGCATTGAAGGCCGCTCCCACTAAATCAATATTTCTTTCTAAATCAATAGATTTAGGGATAAGGGGGCGTAAGTTTTCCAAAGAGGCTTGACTAATATTTAGCTCGTTTTCTAAATCTGTTGTCGCATGAACAGTGAAATCATAGCGAGTCTTGTATTTGAAATTAGTCGACATGTCTTCATAAAGGTTACACTAAATTATTTCTTGAGAGAATTTTTTCTACTATGATGCAAAATCGCTGCCGCGTAGTCATCTAACTCATGTTCTGCGCTAATTTTTAGGACGGGCTCCATGGGTTGCAATTTGATTAACTCTTGAGGATCTTTAATGCAAGCTTTACCAGCCGCTAACCAATCGGTCTTATTTTTTGAAACTACTACAGACTCACATACCCGTTCTAACATTTCCTTTTGGTTTTTATTTAAACGTTTTTTCTTAAATACTTTTCTCGCTTCAGTAGCTAGAGAATTGTACAAATCATTAGTTTTATCGGCTGTATCTTTAATGGCTGTGACGGAATAACACTCTTTGGCTAAAGTTTTAGAGCCAAGAGGTCTCCCCGGATTAGACGCACTCCGAGGTCCATTTGAATCTTTTTGTAAAATTTCAGCACTCTTTGGATGCTTAATTTCTTCCAATTCAACATCCTCTTCAAATGTCATTGGCATGGGAGTTCCTCCCACGATTGGGTTGTAATATCCTTTTTGACGATCTTCCACAAACTTTTCCTGAGCTGCGTCTAGTTCTTTGCTATTAGGGAAAACTCCTGTTTCAATTACCTTGATTCCTTCTTCTGGAGGAAGGATTCCTAATTCCATCATTCGGGTAATCGTACGTTGTACCTGTGTTTGATCTTGCAAATCAATAGTTTCAAATTTAGCCAAAGGAGCATTTTTAAAACCATAATTTTTGCATATCTGTTTGATTTCAGGTTGCAGGAAATTATTAAGAAAACCATCTCTTGACTCTTTAAGTCTTTGTAAAAACATCTGAGCTTTGATTTCAGTGCTAGCAAACTTTTCTTGATTTAAAATTATATTTTGAAGGCCTTCTTTGATGTCTTGGTTGACTACCTCATATTTAGCTGGCCCAATTACCTTTTGGATGTCAGGAATAATGAATTCAGCTTTAGTAGTATAATCACTAACCAAAATACGTCCCACACTTTGATTTTGAAAAAGGGACTGCATGGCTCTTATATTGCGGGGATTTACTCCTCCTTTGTCAGGGGTCGTACCCATGGTAATCATAAGAACTACATTTTCGATAGTACGGCAAATAGATTGGTCAATTTTTTTCATTTCCATTTTAAACTCAATATCATCTAAAACAGGGAAACCAAAAGGCACAGCGAATGGTTCATAATCTTGCTTTTTATAAAAAGCGTATCTTAATTTTTCAGGATCTAACTCTACCTTTAAGCCATTCATAGCCCAAGAGTCTTTTTCTAGTCCAAGTTTTATAGCGGGGTCTAAAGCTTCATAAAGCTCTCTGTCCTCGTCAGTTTTAGGATTCTTAAGCCGCTCTGCCTCATATTCGCTAAGCACTTTAGCATAAAGCCCTATATCAAAAGAGGTGGCCCTTTTAGCTACAATATCAAAAGGATTCAATAAAATATACCTAACAGGTAATTTGTTTGTTTTTAAAGTTAAACCAAAATTTCTTACCTTAGAAAAATCTTCTACATTAATTTTTCCTTCGATGGTATATAAGAACACATTTCCACTACGATAAAACTCTCTGAAAAACTGATCTTTTAAACTCCAAATTTTTATTTTCTTTAACCACGCATTAACAAAAGCTCGAGATTTAGCGCTACCACCTTCTAAATACAAAGTAGAATTAGCAAAATCTGCCATCATGTCTACAGCATTTCTAAAAACCGCTATATTCGCATAAGCCTTTTGGGTTAACTCTATTGCATCTCTAACATTAACTCCATCTAAAGCATATTCATAAGGCAACATTCCTGCCCGAATATTAGCATACTTAAAAAGTTTAGGAGCAATAGCTATATTATTGCGCCGGGTGTTGGTACTAGAACTAGGGCCTCCCGACCGAGCATATGCTTTAGACTCATAATTATAGAAGGATTCCCCTAGTAACTCTGGCTGATAACCGCCAGCACTTGCCTGTGACATATTTTCAAAGTGTTTTTTCTCTTGTTCTTTGAATTTGTTCCAGTAATCGGACCTTTTCGTATATTTGCGTTTTTCAGACATGTTAAAAATAAATTACACTTAAAGTTATAAAAGTGACTTTTAAAGTTGCTTTCTTTACATTATAAACTCAGGAACGAATGTTTCTATAACATCTTCTTGTTGGACGTTCTGCGAATCAAAGTGGACTTTTGCCATCCAATTGGCCAACACTAGTGCAGAGTAAGAATCCTTTCGGGCTTTATCGGGGCCAGTTTGACGTCGCAAATTTGAAGGTAAATCGAAAGTTTGAGTCCCTTGAGAAGTAGTAGTAATTTGAATGAGAGCACACTCGTTTTTTGTTAATTCCATCATATCAGATTGGTGCTCAATAAAATCAATCATTTTAGCTCCAGCAGTTTGCTTGCTTTCTTCGCTAGTTCGTAAAAATTTAAGATTTTGTATAGGTATACTTTTATTTTTTTGTTTCGTATAAGAATCATCAATAGCCCGTCCCGCAAAATAAAGACGACGATGATCGAAATTAGCTTGAAGTAATTCGTTGGCTTGACGAATCCAATTGCTGGTCGGCTTGCGTAATATCACATATTTATAAGAGTCTTTGCTATATTGATTTTTATAAGACTGCAAATCTCGTTGATACTCTTCAGGCTTATCCAAGCCAACTTCTAAGGTTTGTAGTTTGATTTTCTTTTGTTTAAATGTGTCGCTTTCATTACATGCTTGCAAAAATTGAACGCCTCCGTTATAGTCACCGCAGACGCTAACCACATTAAAATTTTCTAAACAAAATAAGAAATAACTGATATGGTTCTTTAAGGAAGTTCCTGACAAAGCATAGCTATGAACTAATGTAGTTTTTTGCTCTTCAGCATTAATCTTTAAAATTTGAATAGCAAAATCATCAGAACTTTCTGTCTGCGACCATGAGGGGTCAAAAGCTAAAATATATTCTGCGTCAGGATCTCCTTGAACTTCTATGCAAGGAGACTCTCCATCAGGCACCGTACACATAGCCATTTTACTGGTTTTAAAATAACCAGAACTGTCGTCTGTAAATATAGCTCCAAATTCTCGCTCAAACTGAGATTGGCTCATTGTGGCTTTTGCTTGATTGATGAGATTTTGATCGTACAATTGTTGAGGAGCACAATCGTAACTATACTGCATGATACAACGAGATGCTTTATCTTTTTGTTTTTCAGCAGCTATTAAAAATTCGAATTGATTGTAAAGTTTATATAAGTATTCAAACTTATAAGAAGCTGAAGATAGAGCTATTAATTTATTGTTAGGCCAAATATATCTATCTTTTTCTTGCATTTTATTTTCTTTTATCAGCCGGTTTTCAAGCTTAAAAAGATCATCGCGCTGAGTGGGATTTTCCACCACAGACAAAAAGGGAACTATAACCTCATTATAAATTCTTTCAGGCATGAGTAAAAATTCATCAATAATAATTCGGTGGAATCGAAAACCACGAAGCTTTTCTCCATCGCCAAGAGGTAAAGCACGAATTCTACTAGCTCCAATTTCCATGAGCCATTCATCATTACTTTTAGAAGTTTTAGTTATGCATTGTCGAAAAAAACCTGCTTCAGGCTTGTTCGCAATATCTTCGATCTTCTTGAAAATCATCTTGGCTTGTCGAAAAGATTTGGAAAGAATCCCTATTTCTACTCCTTGATTAAGTACTGCATCTAAGGCAGCAAAAATACCGGTAGTAAAAGATTTAGACATCCCTCGGCTCCATACTCCTAAAAAATAATCCGTCTCAAACATGGATTTAATTGCCATGTGTTGAAAAGGAAAAAGTTTTACTCCTAATAATAAATCAGTTGCAAAGGTGGTATTATTTCTTAAAAATTCATAAAGAGCTAATTTAGCTTCTCTTTCATCTAAAAATCCTTCAATCTTTAAAAGCTCTTCATTGCTTCTAAGTTTAAGTCCGTTTCTAATTTGATTTCCTTCTTGCCAACTCATTGTTCTCGTGTGTCCCAAAAATATTGCATGTCAGTTCGCCAAATATTTTTACCAGATAATAAAAGCCGCGGTATAATGTAGGATGCATTTTTTCTGTCCTCTACAAAAATAAATTGACATGCTCGCGGATAATCATGACAAATGTCTTTTATTTGCCGTAAGGTATAATCAATATTAGACCGTCGATTAAAAATTTTATTTTCTTTAATTATTTTTTCGACGCTAGATTCAATCACTACAAATAAGTAAGCGTCCATTTCTTGCGCCCGAAAAATCTCTCTCCTAAATCTTTCAATATTATTTTTACCAAGGGTTCCTTGTAAGTCATTTCCAGATTTTCGATCTACAAAAGTATAACTATAATGATCCCCTAAGACTGTGTAATCTCCTATATCGAGCTTAAGGATTTCATTGGTACACCCTTCAAAATTCAAAGGCTTCTGTTCTCTTGTATCTATAGCGACAGTTAAGTCTGTAGGCAACGGAAAAGTAAAAAAGTTACGCGGTAAATTTTTGTTATACAGTGGCTCGCAACCTATTTCTTCACAAGCGGCATTGTAACTACCCCATAATTTTCTATAGATGGAAACAGAAGGAAGAAAAGAATTTTTTGTTTCCAAATGAAACGGACCATACTTTCTCTGTTTTTTAAAATGCCGTTTTTCTAATAATGAAAGAGCATAGTTTTTAACTTCCTCCTGAGGGCTCTCTTTGCACCATTTTAATAATTGTTGCTTTGTGGAGAAGTCTCTTTCAAAGTATTCATCAAACCTTTTGAAGGGTAATGGGTCACCGGTTAGTTTATTAGTACGCGGAAAGTATTTAGTGTAATAAGAGGCTAAATTTAAATCATGCTGTTTAATATGTTTATGCAAAGATGCTCGGCTAGTAAATTCTTTTTTACATTCGGCACAAGGGAAAATTTTAGTACATATTCTTTCCATTAAATAGCATCCTCTTTACTAATGCCTAATACTCGCGCTTTCCAATCTGACATTTTCTCTACTTCATCGGCCTCTTTTCTAACAACTTGTTTTTGCATTTCAGCCATCTTAATCATTAACTTTCGCTCTTCTTCATCTTGAAAAAGTTGCACCAACGAAATGATAGAGGCATTTCGCTGCTGTTGATTTGCTACCCTTTTAGCTCTTTCGCCATTAAGTTTAGCTAACATTTTATCAATACGATTAATGCATTGATTGTATTCTTCCGCTTTTGTTTTAAGCATTTCTGTCAGCCTCATGGTTAATTCATTTTGCCCTTCAGCGTCATCAAACATTAAATTTAATTTTTGTTTATGTTGCTCTATCTCTTTAAGATTTACATAATCCATGCAAACATTAACATACAAATTTAACTCATCAGAAGTTAAATCAGGTTTATCCCATGTACTACGAATATATTCTGCTTCAAAAAGTTCTCGGCTTTGTTTGGTTATATAAGAATTAATAACTTGCAAAAATCTAGGACCTTGCAAATATGTAATTAATTTTTCTATGCATTTTTTGTCTTGCAGATTTATTTTATTTATATCAAATTCTTTGGCGGCAACTTTATTTAATCTTTTTACCGCGGTGGTAAGAATATGGGGAGGGGTATATTTTTCTCCAGCCGCATCATCTCGAGTACTGGTAACCGAAGGGAATTCATTACTAATATATTCGCATAAGGCAATAAATTTTTCACTCTCCGCAAATCCTTTCTTTTTGGATTCCTCAGGCCATAACAGTTGACCAACTTCAAGCTTGGTCATTTCTGGCCCATAATGATTATGTATAAAAGCTTTTTCGTTCTCTATTAGAAAATGCTTTACTACTCTTTTTTTTACTTTGGTACGATAACTTAAACCTTTATCTACCCAATATTTTCTTAAGGCTCTCCCTCGCACTGTGCTGCCTTTTTCATTGGGATCATCAAATAACTTTTTAGTGCATTCACTTAAATCGCCATCCAATTCTTCGAAAAGTTTTAAACTCTTTTCTTTTTCTTCTTTTGTTAAAACGTATTCTTTCATTCGAAAAATATATCAGTTTCGTCGCATATTTTCTTAGCGATCTTTTTATAAAAATTTTTTAAGTTCTTTATTTGCTTGTAGCCCGCCTTACGTCCTTTTTCGTTACTTTTGTAACCCAGAACTTTAGCTACTAACTCTTCATCTATATGATCAATAAATAACATTTTATAGATAATATAATGACGATCATTTAAATATTGTCTCATTGATAAATGTAATGAGATAACGGCCCCTCCTATGCTATAGTGATCTTCAGGAAGGGTGTAACGATCGAAAGGATTAGTCTCTAAAGAAACTGGAATTTTAATATCATAAGCTTGCTTCCGAGTCTTGTACCATTTGGCAAAGTCCGGACATTCGTCTGATTGTAAACCGCTAGCAGTAAGGGAGCAGAGATTGGAAATTTGACCACTTGCTTGCTCTTTAGATTGATTATGCTTACAACTAATGCATGGTCGCGCAAAATTAGAATAATTGTTACGAAGAATATTTTTAAGCTGGTTGGATATAATCTTATTTACCCACGGCTCTATGGGGCGAGATTGATCCCACTGCTCCCACTTATTATAAATATGAGTACGAATAATTTGTGATACGTCATCAAAGTCTAGCCATGCTAGGGCATGTAAATGCCACTTATAGTATCGCTTCCTTATTTCGTTATCTACAATCTCAAATTTATCTTCGTATGTTTGTTTTTTATCCTTCGCCACCACCGCCGCCTATCTCATCAAACTTTCCTCGGGAGGACCCGCATTCAGCTTGGGAAATTTTGGCAAACTCCTCTGTAGTCATCTTTTTATATCCTTCTTTCGCTTTAGCATTATATTTGATTTCATTAGGATCTAAAGGATTATTAACTAGAGACTCGAGCGTCACCTTGGAGGCGGGCATATCTATATCATATTCTAATTTAGATATATTTGGAATCCCCCCATCATCATTTTTTCCATTCGCTGCCTTCAGGCTAGGATCAGACACAGAAGCGCTGGACATCCCAAACGCCGCAAATGTTTCCCCACAGCTTTGGCAGAAGTTGGGCTTCTTTAAAGTGTAACCATTTTTGGCTCCACACTCAGGACAAAATATACTAGCCATTTTTTATAATTTATTTTATAGGGTTATTTTCTAGTTTATTCACTATAAATTTTAAAATTTCGCTTCTCAAGATATCTTCTTCTGTGAAACGAAAAGTATGTATACCTTTTTCTTTACACTCATTATCGTCAAAAATCTCCATTACAGGCGCAAAACCTGTTTTGCCGTTAATATCGGACTGCATTGGATCTCCACATATAAAATATTTAGAATTAGTACCAATTCGCGTAACTAGCGTCACCAATTCCTTTCTGGTGAAGTTTTGAGACTCATCGGCTATGATTAACTTATTATCCCAACTCGCTCCGCGCAAATAGTTGATAGGAGCACATTGTATGATTTTTTCGTCTATTAGCATTTTGATTTGATCTTTAGATAATAGTTCGCATAGCTTATCTTGCAGGGGCATCATAAAAGGATGAAATTTCTCATCTACATCTCCCGGTAAACTTCCTAAATTTCTCTCACCGCTTTCTGCTATAGTACGAACATAAAACAAATCTTGATTCATATTCATATTGAATAGCTGAAGTGCAGCATAAATTGAAATAAAAGTTTTCGAAGAGCCTGCTGGCCCTGAAACAAAAACAATTTTCGTATTTTTATCGAAAGCTATTTTTAAAAATTCGTGTTGTTTTGCAGTTAAGTCAAAATTCTTCAGATAAAGCTTATATTTATTTTCCGCAAGAGGTATTATCTTTTCCGACGCCGTGGACTTCTTCCGTCTACTCATCATTAAATATTACACTTGACTTGGGTGATTTTCCCTGTATTATTTAAATCAAATATGATTTTTCATGTTTTATCAGTTCCTGTCTATCCGACGCGAAAAGAAATAACCTTATGTGCTTTTACCCAAAAAGTTTATAAGTTTTGTAAAGTTATGACTCAGCGAGGCCATACAGTTTTTCATTATGGCCATCCCGATTCAGACGTAGCGTGTACACAGCACTTTGATGTAGTTTCCCGAAACACTTATAATAAAGTTTATCAAAAAAAATCTTGGAAAGAATTTCTCTCTCAAGACGTCAATAATGATGTTCATAGGGAATTTAACAAAAATGCCGCAGCCTTAATTAAAAAAAATAAACAAAGTAAACATGATTTCGTGTTAGCCTTTTGGGGTTTTGGACATGCTTCATGCTGTCAAGAACTTAACGGAGAATTTAAAATTGTAGAGCCTAGCATTGGATATGACTCTTCTTTTGCCCCATTTAAAGTATTTGAATCTTATGCTCAATTACATAAGCTTCATCATAAAATGTATGGTGAAAGCGGTTTACCCTCTTTCACAGACCATGTAATTAGACCCGGATTCTATTTTGAAGATTTTAATTACGAAGAAAAAAAAGAAAACTATCTTTTATTTTTAGGTCGCATGATAGACAATAAGGGTATATCCATCGCTCAAAACTTGTCCCAAGCCTCACAAATTCCTATAAAATTTGTAGGCCCTCAAAATTTACAAAACAACCTTTTGAAAACTAATTCATTAGCGGAATATATTCCTACAGTTAGCTTTGAAGAACGTAAAGAACTCTTGAGTAAGGCTAAAGCTTTGGTGATGCCATCTCTTTTTCCGGAGCCTTGTGGATGGACGATGTTAGAGGCTTTTATATCTGGAACTCCCGTTTTATCTACTGATTGGGGCGGATTGTCAGAATATAATATTCATGGAAAGACTGGATTTCGCTGTAAATCATTAAATGAATTTTATCATGCTTTAGGTATAATAGATACCATACAACCTAAGTTTTGTCGAGAATACGCACAGCAAAATTTTACTATTGATATAGTGGCTGAAATGTATGAAAAATACTTTATTCACTTGATTCATGTTGGGGACCATGGGTTGGGGGCAATTTTCAATAAATGTAAGTTTGTGGTTAAATAATTTAAAAATAAATAAAGAGAGATTTTAAAAAAAAGTGTAACCTATTACTAATGTCAAAAGAAGGTCAAGAAAGCAAAAGAGTGAAATTTGGAGATTTAGATACATTTCTTAAAATAGCTCCCATTCTTGGTTTGACTTTATTAGCGTATTTACAAACGCTCTTTCCTAGCAAGGATGAATTCAAAGAAATTCAAAACCAATTAATCCAAATGGATAAGAAAATTACGGAAATGACCGTACTTCAACAAGCTATTACCGGCAATACTACGGATCTTCGGAGAGTCACAGAAAGAATTCGATTGCTAGAGTTAGAGGTAGCTAAACATAATGCACAAGCCTCTCGCACTACAGCGGCAAGAGACAAAAAAAATAATAATATCTCTCGAAACTAGATAAAAATAAATTTAAACATATTATAATAAGATGAGCCACATATCAGGAACCTATACATTTAATTTTTCACGGCTAGATCCGATGTATGACAACTCCTTAAAAACAGGATGTCAATCATTAGTAGTAGGAATGAACTGCGTATTTTCGGGAGTTGATCAAAATGACCTGCCAGTAGTTCAGGGCTCCTATATTGATGGAACAACTGGATTTATGGGTTGGACTGACCCTATCCCAGATTATCCTGCAAGCGGTCAAACTGGAGCGTCTGGTTACGCTATTTGTTATACTCCAGACTATGTAAGTGACAACATCAGTGGATTAGCTAATGAATATGCTTCCGGTTTGTGCTGGTGTCACCATTTAGAAGAAAGTATTTCAGGGGCGCTTCATACCCCTATTAGCTGGACTGATTTTCCTTACCCTTATCTGTCTGGTTCTGGTGATGCACAGGAAACCGTACCGGGAGTTGACCCCCATGATATGTAAGTGATTCTAAAAGTAAAAGCCCCGCTTTTTGGAGCGGGGCTTTTTTGTTACTGGGCTTTCAACTTTTTTATTTGCGCGCTGGCCTTTTTTTCCTGTCTCCTCCACGATGAGGTTTTCCCCCTCTCTCGCGACGCGACTTACCGCCCCTTTTAGCATCCTTTTTCTTTCTTTCAGCGATCGCTTTTTTCATCGCTGCTTTTTCGTTATCACAAAGCTTGCCGTCTTTGTTTTTATCGAATCTCTTGAGAAGGGCTTCTTTAGATGATGATCTAGAAGGGGCTATTTTCTTTCTCAACGCCGCATACTTTACTTTTGCTTGAGCTTCAGTAAGCTTTCCAGCTTTAACTGCTTCTCTAATTTTTTTAGCAGCGGCGACATACTTCTTTCTCGCCTCCGAATTTTTGTGTGCTGGACGGGCTGCGTGAGGGCTTTTCTTGATACCAGCTTTGGCAACCTTATTTGTTTTGGGGCTTGACTCAGCGTAAAGTGTGTTAGCGCCACAAGCTAACAATGCTGCGATTATAATAAACTTAATGTATTTATTCATAAATTATTCCTCCGGCTGATTACCATCAATCACTTCGTCGCGTTTATTTTTAAACTCATTCCGGATGTCTTTAAGACGTTCTCTAACCTCTTCGCGGTTACCTTTCATTCCCTCAACCCAATCTTTGCGTAAAGATTTGAGTTGATTTCTTAAGCCATCTTTTTCGGCATCCGCCGCATCTTTTAGTTGCTTATGTAAATCTTTTACTTGAGAGTGATGCGCTTTGGCGGCAGCGCTAAAAGCTTCTCTTAACTCTTTGATTTTTTCATCATCTCTAACTAATTTCCCAAAAGCTCTACCTTTATGTTGTAACTTGTAACCTTTCTTTTTAGAGTCTTTATGATTCTTTTTCCGTTTTTCAAATGCGGCTTTTAAGCGTTCTTTGATTTTTTCTCTATCGATTTTTTTCTCAGGGCGCGGCTTTTCGGGCTTTTCTTTATCTCTATCTGGGCCAGCCTGCACTGTCGTTAATGAAACTGCCATGGCAGCTATTAATCCAATTTTTAATAAATATTTCATAGACATATAATATATACACTGCAAGTTCTATGCCAGAACTTTTTTTTATTTTTAAAGGGGTTTTTGAAAACTCTCTATTTTTTTTAGGGAAATATCCCCCAGCGTAAAATATTTTTAGGTAAATAATCCGCAGTAAGTGTAAAACTTATTGTGAAAGTTTTTTTAAAATATTTAATTTTGATAATCCTACTCAGCGGATGCGCCAACCTAAAAGAAGTGGATATAAGTCTGACTGGAATTGAATTAGAATATTATGAAGCACCACAGCCCCAACAAAACGAGAGCGTCGCACCTCTACCATCTTGGCCACAATTGATGCCAATGAATAAAAGTAAATGACGGATAGCATAACCAATTTATTAAACAGCACGAATTTGGTCAATCAATTATCTGGACTTGAGACTAATCAACTTGAAGATGTGGCTCAAAATTTATTCTCGCAATATGGTTGGTTCTTCTTCGCAGGAGTGGCGGTTATCCTTATTAAAGATGTAATGATGAATTTCGCTAAAGGAATTATGGTCTTTTATGGTTCGCACTTTAATAATGACGATATAATCTATATTTCAGGACGACAAGCCCGCATTGTTCGCGTGGGGATTACAAGCACTACATTTTATATGACCGATCGTAAAAGTAAGATGGTTGTACCTAACGAACAATTGAAAGAACTAACCATTGAAAAAACCCTCCCTTTAAATGGAGGGGCAGCATATTTACCTAAAGGTGGAGACCCAGATTTTACCAAAAAATGAAAAAAAGAAAAAATAAGCTCAGAAAAGAACAGGCACAAAAAAACACAACTTTTAAAAAAAGAGTCACCTTAATTATCATTATTATAGCGACTGCGATCGCGGTGGCCTTTATTTTTGGAGAAAAAGTTCAAGAAAAAAAGGATTCCTTAAAAGAAAAAGTAGTGAATACTGCGATTGAAAAATCCGTAGAGACGGTCGTTGATAAAGCAGCGGACAACGTAAAAGAAAAAGCTGTAGAAAAAATAACAGAATTACTTAATAATAATAAATGAAATATAATTATCTTTTTAATCGTGATGAGGATGTAGATTACACCGGACAATTCGTCGAAAATATCACCACAAACTGTCTCGGGGAAGATCTCACATTAGAGCAAATCCTTGGGGGTGTGGAAAATTTTAGCATCGCTTGTGGCTTTACTTTAAATGGTAGCGGCATCGGGCTTGTGCCGAAGTCTGAATAAAATGTGCACCAATAAAGAGTGTTTTGATGACACCTGTCAGGGTGAATGCACCCAATCTAAAAAAACAAAATAAATTAAAGTTGTTTCAATTTATTTACCTTTTGTTTGTAAGTTTCTAAAAGATTCAAAATTTCATCAGAAACCTTTTGAAATTCAGCCTCGTTTAATTTGCTATTGCAATAGAGCAGTTGAGAAATCAACTGGTTACTTAAAATATGGACTTCATGGAATTTTTGTTTCATTGAAGAAGAACGCACTTAATAGTATCCATTTTTTCAATTCTGTAAAGAATAAAATATAGCACATACAATTCGACAATCTTTTTGTGTTGTTCCCCATGCTTGCTTGGGAAACTTAGAATGAAAATATTCAGATGGATAAGAAACCAATCTATTTTCGATGCCGCCAATTACTGAATTTAATTCCCACTTATCAATGTCATCATAGTCTCGATCTGATATTTCCACGACATGTTCCTTAGGCCAATCTGTAGGCATTTGATAACCTAAGTCTTTATGTCTCCATAATGCGGTGCCGTTTAATTCACTTTCGTTTTGTGACATGTAAAGGACGGCCCCATATTGAGGTCTCTCTTCTGCCCCCACATAAAGATCTGAATGAATGCCCCAATTTTTATCTAAATAGTATGTAGCTTTACGAACAGTAGCTAAGACAATTTTAATTTTTTGGTTCCACACTCTCTCTAATATTTCTACTATCTTTTCTTGCAATCCATATGGAATTTTTGTTGTATAAAATTTCTTGTCCCCATCTGCCTCGATCATTTCGTAAATAGCCGAATTTTGTAAATAATTTTTATGCTCAAAGAAATCTTTTTCCTCTAGCGCTTTATCTAAAATAAAAGAAAAATTTTTCATTTTAAAGGAGTGTCTTCTTCCTCTTCTTCTTTATAATCTTCTTCTCTAATTTTTTCTCCTTCTTCTGATAATACGACCTCTCCTTTTTGCGCTAGCTTTTTTGAAGGGTAGTTTTTTTTATTGTCTGGAAAATGCATAGAACGGTTAATTATAGATTTTACACCAAAAGCATTTAATTGACTCATTTTATGTTTTTAAGTGTAAAATAAAGGACTTGACAAAGATATGTTAACACCATACTATTCTAGCAGGTTTTGACCTACCTTTAAAGGTTTTTTTAAATTATGAAGAAATTATTTCTTACAATGTTAATAATCGGTTCTTGTGCATTTGCTAATGTCCAAGAAGTACAGGCGGAGGAGCCTTCTTTTAGCGCTATTACAGGTTATGCAGATGAAATCAACATCCGCGGTCTATCGTATGGCGGAGATGGGTTTCTCACAGGAATCAATGGAAAATTCCCTGTTAAAGGGGGTCTCACAATAAACGCTGGGGCTTATCATCTATTGGCTTCTGAAGAGGATACTCAATCTCATTTCCATATTGGAGTAAGTAAAGGTTGGAGTATTGCAGATATCGGTCTGAAAACCTCAGGTGGAATCAGTAGTCATCAGATCGCTGATCCTGCTATTGATAGCAGCGTCGCAGTTGGAGCTACTATTGAAGTTACAGAAGACCCTATCGGTATTAGTGAGTGGGTCACTCCTTCTGTTTCACTGTGGAAAGATGTAGATTACGGTTTTACAGGAGCAACATGGGGGCTTCATAAAACTTGGGAAGTATCCGCTGTCAATAAAGATTGGAAAATCACCCCCTCGGTTAAATGGGGTATTAGTGACGAATACGATTATACTCAATTCGGAGTAGGTATTTCTACTGATGTCTCATTATGGGGTACAACCGTTGAGCCTAACATTAAAATCACTCATCTTGATAATGATGTGGATGTTGTTGGCTTGCAGGCTGATAAGCAGACATCTGTTTGGGTTGGCCTTAAATACGCTTTCTAATAAAAGCGTTAAAACACTTATAAAGCCTCCGGTATTTTACCGGAGGTTTTTTTTGTGTAAATATTTATGTGGAGACTGACACTTTAATCTTTTGTGACGGAATAGTAGAGCCTCCTACTGAAAGTTTAGCGATAAGAGGCCTGTGTATATATTTAAATACTTTTGGGCGCTCTAGGTCATTCTTGTTAGAAACAGAAAGAGAAACTGTAGATATGTACTATCATTGGATAAAAAAAATTGGCATGCATGATTTTATTGAAGAAATCATTTATCCTGAATATAATATAAAAGGGCTTCGACTTTCTGAAACAAAAACTCGCTCTCCTTATTTTAAAATAGATAGAATATCATGGGATAATTTAAATTTCATTATGTCTAAACTCACCTAACCATGTGTATATAATAAGTATGGAAGTAGATTTCACTCAACAGATTATTCAAGCAAAAGAGAGTAAAACATTGAATAAGCCCTTTCGAACGCCTAAAGGCCCTAAAAAGTTTTCAGTATATGTTAAAAACGAAAAAGGGAATGTGGTGAAGGTTAATTTTGGTGACCCTAATATGGAGATTAAACGAGACGATCCTGATCGTCGCAAAAACTTTCGTGCTCGTCATAATTGCGCAAATCCGGGACCTAAAACCAAAGCTCGTTATTGGAGTTGCAAAATGTGGGAGGCCGGAAAATCGGTAACTGATTATACTAAAGGTTCACATCTAATAAATGAGTGGGACGGCGAAACTCTTTTTGACTTAGATGAACTCATATCTATCAATCCTTCTCTTGCTTTTGTTGACGATCCTGACGAAGAAGAAGAGGAAGAGGGTTGTGGGTGTGGTAGTGGATGCGGCTGCGAAGCAGTTGCTTCTAGGCCCGGCCCTAAGTCGTCAGCACAAACTCCTGCCAAGCCAAGTGAAAGAAAAAAAGGCTCTAGTAAAAATAAACCCGGTAGCGCCGGAAGTGGGGGAGGTAAAATCACGTTCTCTGAAAGCATAGTTAAATCTTTAAAAGAAAAAGTCAAAGAACATAATGCTAAACATTCTAAAAAAGTTACTTTGGGGCAACTTAAAAAAGTATACAGAAGAGGGGCAGGAGCTTTTTCTTCTTCTCACAGACCGGGCATGAGTCGTGGCGGATGGGCTATGGCAAGAGTCAATATGTTTTTAAAAATGAAGCGAGGCGGAAAAGTAAAAGATTCATATAGAAAAGCCGATGGTGATATTTAGATTATTTACATTTATATTTTTATTGGGGACTTGTACTTTATTGGCGGAAAATCCCTATCAAATTATTTCCAAGAGAAATGCTTTTGAATTAACCACAGATTCTCCTGCATTCATTCTTCCTCCCATAACATCTATCTTACCTCCCGATCCCGTCTATCTAACAGGCATAACCCGTCACCATTCGCCAAAAGCCTATTTAGCATTAAAAGTAAGCGGAAGTGCTACCAATAAATTTTTATCCTTATCTGAAGGAGAAAAACAAGACAATATCACCATAATTAAAATTTTAAAAAAATCTGTCCTCATAGATAATAGAGGAACCAAGCAACACCTTACATTTAAGACGCACGGCCTTCCTACCGTAATTTTAAAGGCTCCTACCGTCAAAACGTCGTCTAAGGGCTCTAAAAGCTCCTCTAAGGACATTAAGAAGTCTTCCCCTACCCCGAGTACCCCTCGACCTCAAATCGTCACTGTGCCGTCACGTAGGCCCAAAATTGACCCCAGTATAATTAAAAGAGGGTTAGAGTATTTAGAAAAAGTAGAAGATAAAGATAAAAAAAAATATATTCTCGAAAGACTAGAAAGGCTTCAAAGCGGTCAAGAACAAATGGGTCAAAAAATTGACTCCAATGAAAGACAAAGAAGATATGATGAATATAAGAGAAGTAGGCGAGACGCCCCTTAAGCTAAAACAGTATTTGTAAAAAAGTTTAAAACAGCATCGGGCTTAAATTTATCAGGCACTTTATTGTCTACGAATAATGGGGCTTGAGCGTACTGCTGATAAAGAGTTTCATTTTGATCGATTTCTTTGACTCTTTCTAACATAGCATCAACTGAATCAAAATCATTTAAATTAATAAAACAGTCCGGATTAAAATCTTGTGAAACAGTAGAGGCTCCCCAATAAATTGGAATTGTACCTGCTACCTTTGCATGAAATAATTTTTCTGAATGATAACCATCTCTTACTTGATGTTCAAAACAAATTGAAAAACGATAGTCTTTTAAAACTTCTAATTTTCTTTTTTCCCACGGATCATTAACTCCCTGAAACTTATTGCGGCTGACAGCCTCCCTCTTAAAACTATTTCCATAACCATCTACTTGTTTATATGTACTAAGCTTATTGTATGCTTCTAATCTTTGACAGGTAGGATTACTCATAAAAATTGCACAAAATTTAGTTTTAGCTGTATTGTAATAAACATTATTGCTTATCTCATTTTCACGCACTAAATAATTTGGTTCTCCTCCATAATCTCCTTTATTGAACCAATCAATATGATAAACCCAATATGGAAAACGATAATGACGGCTATCGTCCATGACTTCATGAGTTAAAGCAAAATCACAACGACCGTAATAATATTTTCTTGAAAAATCGGTTGATTGTTTGGTTAATTGAGAGTTGGGGTCATTGTAGCCTTTACCTCCCGTGGTTATTATACTTAAGTCGGGTGGATAGGTATCAACTTCAAAATTAGGAGGTTCCCCTTCCATGGTCCAAAAAACTCGAGTGGCCGGATGGTCAACAAACTCTTTTCTATGGCAAAAGCGGTAAGAGTCTGTATGAAGAAACATTAAATCTGGATCAACTTGATTAATCTCCAAATTATAAGAATCCTTCAATAAATAAAAAAAATAATTATTCTCTAATTCAAAATTAGGCCAAAAATCTATAAATGCTATTTTCATCGTGAGTTTACTCTTTGTTTAACCAAATCTAACAATTCATCGCCTCCCCCAGTGCTTGTGTTCGTAGTCTGGGGTATTTTCTTTTATCATGGCTTCTCTCCATTCTTGTATAGAGGGGAAATCTATAGCTCTAGACTTCGGGTCTAATAAGATATGATTATCTGTATTTGTGTCTGCGTGAGGTTTCCATTTTTTAGCCAATGCAAAAAGCTGAGCCTGTTCATAGCTTAAGGCGGCTGTCAAAACGCAAAACTTGTTTAATAGCGATCTTCGGGGAGGAGGGTTTATTCCGCGTTCAATTTTGCGCCATTCCTGTTTTGAGACACCCAGCATCATGCATAGTTTTTTGGTGTCCTTAAACCGTACTAGTCTAAGCTGTTTTAAATACGAATGAAACTCCATTATCTTACTCCGCCCGCTTCTTTATGGTTTAAAGGGGGTGTTTGAGGCATAAAAGGATGAGGGGGATTGTGTAGCTCTTCTTGTTGTACGGATTTGATTCGGAGGGTGTCGACGTGAGCCTCCATAACCTCTATATCTTTTTCTATAAATCTTAAACGCATATTTTGTTCAGCGTCATCTGGTAATGCTCCTAATTGCCCAAGGGGCCATTTTACTCTAAAATCAGAATTCATTTCTACCGCGTCTTTCATTCTTAATACATCGATCTCTAATTGAGATATTTTTGAAGTAATTCCAAAATAACCCCACACCGCCATTGCTGCTACTACTATAATTTGGACTAACCATTTTAAATTAATACCTAAACTTGTATTGTCGTTGACTTTTGCCTCTTCCATAATATATGTATATTACACTATTTCTCCTCTAGTTCCCGAATGTACCTATTAAGGCTACAACATTCTTGTAATAAATGCATTGCTGTGGTTCTCCAGTATTTACCCACCTCTCGCAGCGCTTCATTTTGATCACGCAACTCTTCTAAGTAGTCTTGAGCTTTATCTATATGAGGACAAGTATTATCTGGAATCTCCGGGCAATCTTCAGCAAGCTCTTTGTAGCCTTTACAAGGAAAACTCATGTTAGTGACACCCGCAGGATGTTCCGCAACAAACTCCTATAGCCTCTACAGGGCAGGTATCCATTGCTTCCTTGCATTCTTTTTCTTCTTCTTCGTTTACTGGTTGCTTAAAGACGTATGAATAACCTTCGTCTGGTTCTCTGGTAAAATTGTTTGGAGCAGATTCTCTACATGCATCACAATCTATACATTCAGAATCTACAAAATATCTACCTTCTACGTTTTCCGCTAGTTTGTCTTTTATGTCTGCCATAATATTATCTTTAAAATGTTTAGTCGAACTTACTTTTCGTTCCTCTTTGATGGCACCCTGTCGCTAGGAATCCCTTTACTAATAGATCTCGTAGGAGGGCTTATAGGCCGTCGAGGGGGTACAGGAGGCCGTGATGTTGGTAAAGGCCGTGAAGCTCTCTTTTTGTGCGAATGTCGCCCTTTATAACGATGGTGATGACCGTAGTCGTAATAATGATGAGTAAGTACATCTACGTGATCATATTCCCAATGACGATGATGATGGGAGTCAACTGATTCCCATCCCCATGATGCACAGCCGGTGCTCATGACAATTATTAAGATAGTTATTAAAATTTTCATCTTACTCCTGATCCGTATCTTTGAAGAGGTAAATCTGGGTTATGCCTTTCTTTTTTAGGGCTTTCTTCTATCCCTCCAACATTAAAAGCGTAATGAAATATTATGACGATAACAATAGCTACAACACCAGAAAAAATTCCCCATACATCTATTTTTTTATTTTTTTGTATACCCATTTTACTCCTATCACTATTGCATCTTTTAGTATAAAGGGACTGATAGCTATCCATCCTATAATATAAAGTATTTTATCGCCGTTGATTTTCATTATCACTTCCCTTAAAAGATTACACGATATTTGCCTTAAACAACATTTCTTTGTGCTCAGAGCGGTGCATAGCACCTTTTGAGCGCAAAAACACCTTGTTATAATAAAATTTAATTTTTTAAAATATTTTTGCTCTCCAAATAAAAAAAAACTAAAATAATTCAGACTGCTGACTCATTCTATTTAAATTAGGAGATTTTATTTGAGAAGAATGATTATTCATTAACTTTTGTAAGTTTTTTTGAAAATCATCTTTTATGAAGTATTGAGCAGGAAACTCTTTGAAATAATTAGCTGGAATGTGAGGATTATTCAAAGTAGAACCTCGTTGGATTAAATAACGTATTCTGTCTTGCATAATCTCAAGCATGCGCTCTTTTGAGTATCCATTATGAAGATCCATCATTGATTTATACTTTTCCTTGCTGTACTGCTTTTTGTGGATGAATTTTGCGTCTTGTAATGTATATCTACTTTTGTTGGGCAATAAAGCATTAAAATGCTTCATAGTCACACTCTCAGGTATTAACGCGGCAAACTTAAAATCAAGTTCAATATAATTTTGCTTTTCATCAATCCATTGCTTCATGAACGAAGGCGGGGCGTATATTGCATATTGAAGAATTTGCAAATTAGAATAATAGCCAATAATCCAATGCTTGTTTTTCCATTTTTCTATATGAGACAAGCCAAAGTCACGAACTGTTGTTACGTTGCCGGTGGTTGTTGATTTTAGCTCAAACTCATATTTAGTATTATTTAAATCTAAATAAGCGTCAACTCCGCTTCGACCAGTAGATTCATCTTTGGTTAAACCAAATAAAGCACGCAATTCTTCTTCTCGAACATTGTCTTGTACTTCTTTAGCCATTTTTTTAAATTAAGGAATTCTTACAGTGGATTTTACGTTTTTCCAATTTTTAGGGATGTGACCCTTGAATTCTATCATTTTAACAAAGGGAGAATTATTTAGTATCCAAACTGCCGTGCCGGCAGGTAAAACATGTGATGGATAGTCCCATTCCTCAAAGTCAGAGTCGTAAGCGTTAATTACCCATTCGCCGTGAAAAAAGTCTTTTGTGAAAGTATATTCATATATCACAAAATCATGGCCAGCCCCGAAAATAGCCTGTATAGAATTATTTTGATACGAGAAGGGTATTTGTATCATAGAAAAACCAGAAGGAATAAATTTTGTTAATTCATACGTATTTGGTTTATTGTTAATAATTTGTTTGTGTGGTGTCTCTAATATAAAACACCCCTTGCCGTCACCGACAGTGTGAAACATCACTGATTTGTGGTCACCCCATTGAGAAGGGAAATAAGCATGAAAATGAAGGTAGTGTTCATTGCCATTGGCATTATCATTACCATGGCCACCCCAATTGGTATAAGTCCATGTTTCTCCTGTAATCCAACGCCATTGACCTTCAGATTTTTCATCTGTAGCTCCAAGCCATGGATTCAGACCATTTAAATTTAATTTATTGAAAACAACATCATTTTCTTCTTTAGAGGTTATTGTTGCTAAATGTCCTCCTAAACTTTCTGCTTTAACTTTTGCTTCATGCCATGTGTATGGCTTATCATTAACTAAAGTATAAGTTGATGTTCCGTGGGTTATGGTTGGTCCGGCCGTTAAAGAAACGGTGGTAATAATAATTGCACAAAATGAATATAACTTCGTCATGTGAGTAGTTTGTTTGCTGTCGCTTGGATTGTCAAGGAAAATTTTAAGATAAAGAATACAATGTGTTGTGTTGTATTTTTTCTTCAATTTTATAATGATGTTGTGTCATGTATTGTTTAATAATGTCGTTTTTAACGCTTGATTCTGATGGTGTTTCAATCAAGACGTATCGAATCGGGTATTTGAAGGGAGACCAACCTTTTAATACTTCCACTTCATATCCTTCCACATCTAACGAGAAAAAGTCAGCCTTTTTTATTGCATAGGAGTCCAAAACCCAATCTAATGTTTTCGCAGGCACCTCAAGGGCTTGCGTAGAATCTGAATATCTTTTTTTGTCGTAATCATGGTTTGTTTTGATTTGACCGCACATCGCATCTTGAGGTGCGTTATTGTATAAAGCAAGCTCTTCCTTATTTTCTAATAAATGTTTGATTTCAGAGAGGGGTATTGGTCCCTGAAGGTAGCGCGGGTCTGCGCCAAAAAAACCTTCTATGTAATCTTCTGTGTATTCATGGGATACAAGAGCGCAATTAGAAGCAAAACAATCGTGTCTTAGTTTTGACATATTTTTGTATTGAAAAGGATTGGGTTCAATCAAAAGACCTTTCCATCCATAATGAAAATTAAGAGCGGCGGTATTGCTTTGTTCTATTCCATTAGCGGCCCCGCATTCTATATAAAACCCTTTTTCAATATTTTTTAAATAATTTTCGTATAAATATTCGTCTATGCCCTCCATACCGAAAGTTTTACAGTTGCTTTCGCGCCAGTCGTATTGAGGATTAGAGATGATCATCGTTGATTATATATTTTTTTGTTTGAATTTAAATAGGGCCGCCGATTTTTTTAATTTACTAAATTTTTGTTTTGTTCAGTTTGGGTGGCAATATTGAAAAATACCACCCCCGGCCGTTATTATAACAAAAGAATACTCTAAAATTTCAAAAAATGGGGGGGGTTGGCATGGAACCTGCCAGAATAGGGGCTAAATTAAAATGAATTATTTTGTCGATTTAGCTTGTATTTTTCTGTGGTTCTGCTATCCTTTTTTCAGATGAGAGATATGAAAGAGATGAAATACGAGTCAGACATTCTGACAAACTCTTGGAAAGTGTTCTTCAACGAGGTCGCAGCACGATGCGAATACTGGGAACTGGGTTTCGGCGATATCAACGCCGAAAAGGAAAGCGAAATAGTTCGCGAATGCTTTGTGGATAAATACACTGTACAGCACACAGTGGACGCATGGCACGAATACGTCGTCGAAGAAATGGTCGACAGCCTGTAAAAAGGTGTTGACTTTGTTAAAAAAGTATGGTTTAATATACGCAGTTGATATGAGAGATACAGAATACATAAACTTCCTAAACGTAACCTTCAAATTAAGAAGGAATCCAAACTACAAAGGCGGTCATTACCTCGCTCGCACTAATTCCTCAATGGGTAATACATACCCACTAGGAACATCTGAAGAAGAGATGATAAAGCAATTCCTCGATTCTGATGTGAATAATAATGAAAAGACTGGTGACATGGTTGAAGTAGTTGAGATCACTAAATGCTTTGAAGATAGAACACCCAAAGGAAGATTCCACAAAGACAATTATTAAAAAGTAATTGACTTTAAGATTCAAATAGATAATAATTTTTTTAGTTATGACATATTGCACACAGACACAAACTTACAGATTCCATGGACTAAATGCTAACACCTCCCACTACCTTGGCCCTCACTGCAACAACAACTCTTGCGGTGCGCCTGAGCCATCACTCAAAGGGGATGAGATCCCCTTCGAGTGGGATAACAAAGAAGTTGACAAAGCAAAAGAAATCAGGTAAGCTATATCCAGTTATGAGA